TCTGTCTCGGCAATGTGCTCAAGTATGTCCAGAGATATGGCAGAAAGGAAGGCAAGAATCGAGCAGATTTGCTTAAAGTCCTCCACTATGCTTTGATAGCATTACACGTCCACGATCAGGAAGAGGAAAATGCGAAGACACGGTGACATCGGAATTTGGAAGAACCTAGTCGGTGAACGACTTTGCTCTACTATCATCTCGTTTTATGAAAACGAGTTTCCGATAGCAAAGACCAGAGACGAAGATCGATGCGAGGACTCCTATAAGTTTCTCTATGATGAACCACTGCGTAAACAATACGGAAGATATCTCCGTGACTGTGGTGACGAATACTTTGCATTCTATGGGCATGACACTTGGCGAAAGCAGTCGATGCCCATCACCATGAAGATACAGAAGACAATGCCAGGACAGACAGGGTTCCAAGGAATCCACTGGGAGCAAGGGGCAGGATTAGAAAATGCCTGTCGATATGCTGCCTGGATGACCTACCTCAACGACATCGAAGTTGAAGACGGAGGCAAAACTGCCTTCCCCCTACAGGGGACATCATTTACCCCTACTCGAGGCACGACCCTAATATGGCCTGCTGCCTACACTCACCCCCACCACGCATACCCAGCACTGACCGGATCGACCCCAAAGCATATTATTACTGGTTGGTTTGAATATATTCCCTCTAAGTGATTGTTTTCATTACACTTTTTAGTGCTTGTTCAGTCAGCAAAAACCCGTATAATGATCATATAGTTTAGTAAAGGGTAATATATGAGATACGGTTCAATGACACACGATTTCTCGGGTCGCAAGATCAAACGCAAGGCACCTACGGGTGAGGTCTACAAAAAGTATACCCCGTCGCCTTCTGATCTCAATTCGGTCACACCTAATTTCCGACGTGATGCTGACGTTCACTATGCGTCTGTCGATATCGGTTCGCCGAGTGTTTGGGCTGCCCCCGAGAAAAAGGAATACACCGGAACACTCGTCAAGGGTATCGCAACGATGCACAAGAGTAACGCAGTTCCAGTCATCGACCAAGAACAGGCAACAGACATTGCCAATATGAGGAGGAACTAATGTCGCGAGAAACATACACTAGACGTCAGGCAAGAGATTACGATGAACGGAATTACATCGGTGACGCAACCAAGTTGATCAAAGGATTAGACAAAGGGCAACTCTACGAACTCTATGAGATTGTAATCGGCAAGTTGAATTATGGCACAACAATGAAAAAGGAAAAGGAACTGCTCGCAGTCAAGAAAGTAATAGAGGAACAGGATCGGTTGGATCCTGAACGAATGAAGAAACTGCGACGAGGTCGTTCAGAAATGGCAAGAGACGCAAGACCCAGTGACGGTAAAGCAACAGTGAATAGGAAAAAGGTATAATGGCAAATAACGTATACAGCAATCTATCGGTAGTTCAAATATCCCTCGAAGGGCAAAGAGTCTGGGATTCAATTATCGAACGCATCGAAAATCTCGGTGACAATAAGCACCTGACCGGTCTGTTCTATGAAGCAGATGAGAACGGATACTGGATCGTACCCGAAGGAGAATACGCAGGGGATAAAGTCGGTGCCAAATGGTCATTCCCTCAGGACTGGGACGAGGAACATCTCCAAGTTGAATCTGCTTGGTCACCTGTAATACCACTCGCTGACTATATCGCAAAAGAGATCGGTAAAGTCGATCCTAGTGTTCAACTGGTCATGACCTACGAAGATGAGTTTCCCAACTTCATCGGTGTTACGACATTCACTGCCGAGGGCATGGATATCGATAACGACATAGAGTCCGATGACATCCGGGAAATGATCTTCACTCAGTATCCAGACATCCGAGAGATGTGGGACGAAGATGCAGAAGACTGGAAAGAAGGACAAGAAGACGAAGGTTACGATGCCATGTCTGACGTGCAATATGATGTCATGAACGAATGGCAAGATAAAAATGTAGAATGGAGTAATGGGTAATGAAACTTGAATTAATCACCGACCTGCCTCGATTAGAACAAATCGAGATAGCAGGAGTCCGGCACTATACTGCCGAAGGTGTCGGTCCGTATCCTTCTGTTACCACAGTACTCGGTGCTGACCCTAAGAAGAAAGAAGGTCTGCAGAAGTGGAGGAAACGTGTCGGTGAGGAAGAGGCAAACAAAGTCTCTCATGTCGCGTCTCAACGAGGGACTGCGGTTCACCAGATCATGGAAGACTATATCCTAGATCAGAAACCAATCACCAAACCTATGCCCGTCAATCTTGCCACGGCAAGTGACCTAAAGAGGATGGTCGATGCGTATGTCGGAGACGTCAAGTTGGTGGAAGGGCAGTTGTTCTCTCACCACCTGAGAACTGCCGGCACCGTTGACTTGGTTGCTGAGTGGGACGGTAAGATGGCAATCATCGACTGGAAGACATCCAAGTGGGCAAAGAAAAGACACTACATAAATAACTACTTCATGCAAGAGGCAGCATACGCAGTGATGTTCGAAGAACGCACTGGTATCCCAGTCGAGAGATTGGTAACTGCTGTTGCTTACGATCAACCGAACGGTGGGTGCCAGTTATTCATAGAAAATCGTGACGACTGGATTGACGGATTTATAGAACTGAGAGAAATGTATGATACGCAATTACAGAGTATGCTTCAGACCGAAGGATCCGGTCCCGACTCACCAAATCCATGAGGTATTCTATGATAACCATTATGACATTATTGGTTATGAAAAAACTCCTGCAATCGCGTTTGGAGACATCACAGAAGAGTTGTATGAAAACTTCTGTGATATGATGAAGGCATTCGATGAAGTGCCTATAAATTTAGATCATATTGATTATTTGATAAAAGTGAAGAAAGAAAATGAAAGAAAAAGTAATTCTAACTGATTGTGACGGTGTCCTGCTAGATTGGGGATATTCGTTTGACCAGTGGATGGCCCGCCACGGATACGAAGCAAGGGAAGGTTTCGAATCTAACTATGCGATGGCAAAGAAGTACGGACTGGATCAGGTCGACACAAAACGACTGATCCGAATGTTCAACGAGTCTGCAACGGTGAGGAAGATTCCACCACTGCGAGATGCCATCAAGTATGTTAGGAAACTGCATGAAGAACACGGATATGTTTTTCACTGCATTACCTCACAAACCACAGACCAGTATGCTCAGCATTTGCGAGTAAAGAATCTCACGGAGGTATTTGGACCTTCTGTGTTTGAGAAATACATCTTCTTGGACTGTGGTGCTGATAAAGACGAGGAATTGTATAAATATAAGTCCACCGGATGTTACTGGGTGGAAGATAAGATTGCCAACGCAGAAGTAGGGTTGGACGTGGGACTGACTTCATTGCTTATGGTTCATGACCACAATCGAGATTACAATGGTGACGCAGTTAAAGTATACAGTTGGAGAGACATCTACAACCTTGTGCTAGACCAATAGGGTCGCCTAATTAATTCACGCATGTGCGTGGGTGGCATCGCCTTATGGGATGTCTAATTAAAACAGCTTGCTGAAAAGGAGCAAACTATGAACGCAATATCACGTATCACTTGGCCCCGTGCCTCATTCGTCGGATTCGACCGCATCTGGAACGAGTTGGACACGGCACTCACCAATAGTGTTGATAGCACCAACGTCTTTCCACGTCACAACATCGTCAAGGTCGACGAAGAAGTCTATCACATTCAACTGGCACTCGCCGGTTATTCTCGCGATGACCTAAACGTCGAATTAGAAGACGGTGTCATGGTTATCACTGGTGAAAAGGAAGATGAAACAGTTGAGTATCTCCATAAAGGTATCTCTACTAAAAAGTTCCGTCGAACATTCCGACTGAACGAGAATGTTGAAGTCTCAGATGCAACATTCGTTGATGGTCTCCTAGTTGTAGTCCTAAAGCACATTGTGCCGGAAGATAAACAGGCACTTTCCATCAAAATTAAGTAATATTCCTCGGTGCCCCGTTCTGGGGCACCATTTACTTATAAATAATCTTCAAAATGATTAGAGTATATTCCATGCTTCAACCATCAGAAGTAGATATCCAAATCGAGGTCGCAGTTTTGAAGAATCGTCTAGATCATATCGACGAATCGATCCATAATGTCCGAGACCAAATTGAAGAGGTCGAACAAAGGGTAATGCGTCTGGAACGCACCACCTATATGCTACTCGGTGGGTTAATTTTAATACAAGTATGGCCTAGTCTACAAGGTATGCTAGGAACCCTCTAAAACCCCCTCAGACCATGTTTTTGCCCCCCAAATACCCCATCATACCCCCAAATAAACCCCCTCAGGGACGTTTTGAGGGTCTCTCCGGGTCCCTCGCAACCCCTTGTTTCCATTACACTTTTTAGTGCTTGTTCAGTACCCCAAAACCTGTATAATGATCATATAGTTTGGTAATAACGGTTAAATTATGGGTATTCAACTAGAACAACTGCAAGATCGACGCGACGCACGGAATCCCGCACAATGGGACTGGCGTGTGCTTGATCATGAGTGTCATATGGCGGGTAATTCCCCCATTCTCAATCTCAAGTTTGATCGGGTTATCAAACCTGCCCGTTTGAATCGCGGGTTGCGTAGGGCACTCATAATGTCCAAGGCTGCGCAGTGGCGTGCGGTTGGACGCAAGAAGTATGTTGGACGCAGGAGGTCCATATAATGGAAAAGTTTGACTGGTTGGATTCTGGCAATTATGCCGAGTT